TCACTGCTTATAAGATGTATATTGCATCTAAACCATGGGTATGCGATAATTACCTTCGTATTCCCGATCGTAAACCTGAGTGGGTATGATGAAGACTACTTTGACAGTTGATGAAAATGGGATTCTAACCTTCCCCGATAAACTTATGGAAGAACTTGGATGGAAGGAGAATGATATGCTAGAATGGATCCCTAATGATGATGGTTCCTTTACTTTGAGGAAAGATGAAAGCAATTAGGGTTGATATAAAAACCCAAGTCAATGTCCTCATTAACGATGATGATGATCACTGGGCAATCAAACACAATGCAATGCAACAAGTGCATGATGACATTCACTGGCACTTAAAGGATAAATTTATTATTGAATATAATGATTGATAATGTAGAAGCACCTATCGAAGGTGAAGTTGACAAGTGGGGGTTTACTATTAAACCCTCTATTAGTGATACAGAATGTATTCTTATTTGCTTAAATAATGCACCATGTGGAACGAACAAGAAACAAGTACAACGACTAATTGAATATTATGGAAGACTTTAATCGCCCTGGTCAGAATAAATTTAAAATTGACGATAATTTTAAAAAGTATGCTGCTGAATGGCAACTTTCTAATGTTGCAAAATTATTGGACGCTGACATTGAACGTTGTCGAGTAACTTATAGTGATAATAGAAAAGATATATACAATAAAATCACAATCATTTATAAAGAAAACTCATGCAATCAGTAATTTATTCAAACGGTAGTCAAGAGTGTGATCGTATCGCGTCATTAGTACGTTCTCTTGGTGGAGAATTCTTAGAGTATAGGTTGAATTATGACTTTACTCAAAGAGCATTTAACCAAGAGTTTGGTGAGGAAGCTACTTATCCCCAATGTTCTATTGGTAATAAGCATATTGGGGGCATGAAAGAAACTCTTCAATTTTTTAAATCAAGAAAGTTGATTTGATTCTGTAATAAAATGAGAGTTAATACAATCGTTGTTGATGACTTTTTGGATAGTCCTGATATAGTCAGAAATTCTGCTTTAAAAATTAATTTTAAAACAACAGGTTCTTTTCCTGGTGTGAGATCGGATGCTGCTGATGCAAAGTATCAAGAGATGATTGGAGATAAACTGGATCGTATCTTTGGTAATATGCTTGAGTATGGTCCTGTTCAGTTTAGAAAGAACATGGATTGTTTTACTTTTCAATTGTGTCTAGAAAATGACAAGACATGGATTCATAAGGATAAGAGTCAGTGGGCAGGAGTTTTATACTTAACTCCAAATGCTCCTATTGATTCTGGAACTGGTATTTTTGATAGTAAAGATAATCTGATCACAATGGTTGGGAATGTTTATAATAGAATGGTTTTATATAGAGGTGATTTGTTGCATAGAAGTATTGTTCCTGGGTTTGGGACTACTCCAGAAACTGGTAGGTTGACTCAGGTATTCTTTTTTGATCATGAAGAAGAATGATATGTAAATGTTTGTGTTGATACTGAGTCACTTGACTAAATAAAGTATATGGTCTACACTAGACCTAACGTTCATCCAAATGTTTTCGGTTCTGTTAGCATTGACTCTTGCTCATCATAATGACCAGTCTCCCTATGGGTGGCATATGTCATGTGAGAGATTTCTACAGAGAAAAGTTGAGATTCAAATGGATCCTAACTTAGATCAACGTTCTAAGCATAATCTTATAGGTTATCTTAAATCGAAGGTGGAAGGTCAATGCACAGATGTGTTAACATAGGACGCAAGTAAGTCGCGGAACGGAGCCGTTCATCCCATGCTAGAACTATTATTCTATACAACACTCTCATGTACTCAAACTGATGCTATTATGCTGAAGATTGAGAACAATGCGAATCTATCTTCTATCTTGAAGGTAGAGTTGGTTGAGACCCTTAAGGAATCAGCACCAGAATGTCAGTGGTATTGGGACGCAAACGACTGAAGGAACGGGAAAAAACGGATCCATCGAAAGATGAGAAGGTTAATTTTCACCCAACTTCAGGAGTCAACTCATGAACACACTAAACATGATCAAGCAGCAGATCAACAAAGCATCTGCACTTCACAACGCACAGATTAGTCACACCTCATATCGTGGTGTTGAATATGATACACGTTGCGTAGATAACAAAGAGTCCCATGGGACTTTCTGTTATCGTGGTCAAACTTACGTAAAGTAAATTGAAATTACATTTATAAATCTGTAGAGGACCTTGACGGGTCCTCTTTTTTTGTATATAATTAGTGGAGGATTATTCTTTTTTATGGACAAAGAAAAACTCAAGTTGATTATTAATAATCTTGAGTCTCTAGTGGGGTGTCTGAAGTCTGAAGTTTATTCTGATGTTGACATGTATACAACAGTGCAAGAAAACTTTGACGATCCTGCTGCAAATTATATAATAGATTACGACGAAGTTTTTGAGGATGATGATGGTTAGTGTATCTAAAAATTGGTATCATAGATACATTAATCTACCATTTACTATTGCCCCATTAGATATATTCAAGAAGAATGGTAGTAAGGTAAAGCATTTTTATATCAATGATTATCCTTTTTATCCCGTAGAAGATTGGTTCAATGATCTTGGTCTTACTCTTGGACTAAAAGAGGTTTTTTATACTCCACCATATTCTAAAATTCCTATTCATACTGATCATGGGATGTATACTCATCATGCAAAGATCAATATTACTTGGGGTCCTGATGATGGTGTGATACAATGGTGGAAATCTGATAAAACATATAGAAAAAAAATTGATGGTCATTCTGAGGTGACCTCTGAATATCATGACAATTTATGGGCAAATGAGGAAGACTGCGAATTTCTCTATGAAGTAAACACAAACAGACCAAGTTTAGTAAACGTTGGTATGTTGCATGGGACTAATAATCCAAGTCCTCTTGGGCGGTGGACTATTTGTTTTGTTCCATTAAATGAGAGGGGTCAATTTATTCATTGGAATAGTGCATTGGAAATTTTTAAAGATTATTTGGAGAATTAAATGAGCGCCAAACTTATTAGTGTTACACCTGATGCGGAGAAGCAGATTGCATACTGTGCCCGTGTCTCAAACCCCAAGAACCAGGAGAATGATAGTTTCGCTGGTCTCCTTAAGTATTGTATTAAACATCGCCACTGGAGCATCTTTGAGCACGCATTCATGACGGTAGAACTAAATACATCACTAGCAGTGGCAACTCAAGTACTTCGTCACCGTTCATTCACATATCAGCAGTTTTCACAACGCTATGCTGATAGCAAGGAACTTCAATTAGAAATTCCTATTCCAGATCTTCGTCGTCAGGATACAAAAAATCGTCAAAATTCTATTGATGATATTAATCCACGCGATAAAGCATACATGGAAGCGATGATTGAGAATCACTTTAAGCAAAGTCTTGAAGTTTATAATGCACTGCTTGACAAGGGTGTGGCAAAGGAATGTGCTCGTTTTGTGCTCCCACAAAATACACAAACCAGACTCTACATGAGCGGAAATATTCGTTCATGGGCACATTATCTCGATTTGCGTACCGCAAATGGTACACAAAAGGAACACATGGAACTCGCTGAAGACATTCGTGCCATCTTCATTGAGCAGTTTCCAATTATCTCAGAAGCATTGGAGTGGAATTAATGGCAACATACCCTGTAAAGCACCAGGAGACTGGCGAAACTAAAGAAGTTGTCATGAGTATTCATGACTGGGATAAGTGGTGTGAAGATAACCCAGATTGGCAACGGTATTATACCCCAGACAACGCCCCATTATTGGGACTTGAAGTTGGTGAATGGAAAGATCGTTTGATTAAACAGAAACCAGAATGGAATGAGATCCTTAACAAAGCATCTAAAGCTCCTGGATCTGTAGTCACAAAGATTTAATTATGTATATTCTTGGAATCAATATATCACATCATGCATCAATATCTCTCTTGCATGATGGTGAGGTGGTATATTATATGGAAGATGATAGGTATAGTGGTAACAAGGAAGAAGAGTGGAAATATCATGATGAAAAGAGGTGTTTAGGGGACATTAAAAATTATACTACTCACCTAGATCATATTATATTTGCATCTTGGGGCAAGGCAGGTGAACATTGTGATAATGATTCAGATTTAATTGATAGTATTATTCGTGATCTATCAAAATATAATTTAAGTTTTGGTAAGATACATTATGAGTGGGAACATCACCTTTATCATGCCTGTAGTGCATTCTACGGTTCTGGATTTAATGAATCTGCTGCTTTGATTCTTGACGGAGGGGGAGTCTCATTCCTTGATCGTAAAGAAGGAGAATCTATGTACTACTTTACTGAAGGTAAGTATGAGGTTCTTAAAAAGGTTTATTATGGATGGGATGCACTTGAAGTAGATTATACTAATTATAAATTAAATGCTACTGATGTAATGTCTTCTACTATAAGTTGTGGGTGGATCTTTAATACTCTTCAGGGAGTTCTTGGTTTAGAACCAGGAAAAGTTATGGGTCTATCTTCTTATGGTAATTCTGATAGGTTTGATGATGATTGGTTTAAGTATGACAACGAAACTGAAACTTGGATTACTGACAATCAAAAAATATTAAATACCTATAGGACATTGGCTGGAGACTCAAAATACACACCGTATGATGATGAACCTCCAAACATTGAACGTCAAGATGCCTCTGATTTGGCTAAAAAAGCACAAGAAGAGACAAGAGATCATACAATTCGATTGATTAAACAATTGTTAAGTAAAACCAAAACAAAAAATGTTGTATTGTCAGGCGGTTATTTTTTAAACTGCGTGAATAATTATGAATACTTGAAAGAGTTTCCAGATGTGAACTTTTACATCGATCCCGTATGCCATGATGGCGGCATCTCAATAGGTGCTGCTAAGTTTTTGTGGCATCATGTTCTAAATAAAAATCATCCCTCTAGGTAATTAAATTCTATGGCAAGGAAGAGAAAGACTGAACTACAACAAATTGGTGTTGGCATGACTGCTAAGCAGATGAAAAGGAAGAAACCAATTAACACGGACTTTTTACTTGACATCGAACCACTTACAGATAATCAAGCAACACTGTATGAATCATACAGTAATGATAAAAATCTTGTAGCATATGGTTGTGCTGGAACTGGTAAGACGTTTATTACTTTTTACAACGCCTTGCGAGATGTTCTTGATGAGAATACACCTTACGAGAAGATTTATATCGTTCGTTCTTTAGTTGCTACTAGAGAAATTGGATTCCTTCCTGGAACTCATGAAGATAAGGCAGACATCTATCAAATTCCATACAAGAACATGGTTAAATACATGTTCCAGATGGCATCTGATGCTGAATTTGAGATGCTGTATGGTAACTTAAAAACTCAGGGCAGCGTAAGTTTTTGGTCTACTTCTTTTCTTAGGGGAACAACCCTTGATAAAGCTATTATTATTGTTGATGAATTTCAAAACTTGAACTTTCACGAACTTGATAGTATAATTACTAGGTCGGGCGAAAACACAAAAATTTGTTTCTGTGGTGATGCAACTCAATCTGATTTGCAAAAAACTAA